GTTAACGATGTAGGAGTGTCTTTAACTGCTGGTTTCCCAACACGTCTTCTCTTCCTTAAAAGTCTTATAGACTCAGGTAAGTTAAGTGAGATTAAGTATGTACTTACTCTCCTTAATATCCCTAAGTGTATAACACCTAAGAAAGGTGAAGAGCTGCCAATTAGTTATGACTCTATCACAAATCCTAGATCAACTCAAAAGGAATATACTATTCCAGTTTGGTTTATCAAAAGATTTATGAGAGATAATAACTTATACGCAGAGGTACCTAAGTATAATCTAACTGATTTTTACTTAAGTATGAAAAGTTCTCCGTCTGGGCCTGCGTTAATTAGTGCTTGAACTAGTATAGTTCATACTAATTACGACATGCTCCAGACTTTTCTCAATTTTTGATCATTGAAATGAAGATGGTATATGAAAACTTATTGAAATAACTTAATATTAAGTGATTTCTTTAATGTTTTCTATACATTTTCTTTCAATAATTACGACAAACTTCCAAAAAAGGTGTACAGGGATAAAGATCCTTGTTACCATATTGGACGTTTGGCCGTAATTGAGGCTCCTGAAGGAAAGATGAGAGTCATAGCCACTTTGGACTATTTTTCTCAGACTATCCTAAAGCCCATTCACGATGAGATTTTCCGTAATTTACGGAAATTCAAATCTGATAGGACTTTTACTCAGGATCCTCGTCATGATTGAGAGGAGAATGACTCTTCATTTTGATCTCTGGATTTGACTGCTGCTACGGATAGGTTTCCAGTTAAGCTGGAAGCTAAGGTTCTTAAATATCTTTTCAGAAATGAAGAGTTAGCTAAGAATTGATTGTATCTGTTAGTAGAGAGGGATTACGCATTACCAAATGATTTTACCAAAAGCGTTAGATACGCAGTTGGTCAACCAATGGGTGCGTATTCCTCTTGAGGAGCTTTCACATTAACGCACCACTTAGTGGTTGCATGAGCAGCATACCTTTCGGGGTATACTACTTTTAATAATTATATATTACTTGGTGACGATATCGTTATAAAAGACGACAAAGTTGCTAAGAAATATATAACTATCATGCATAAATTAGGTGTTTCCATCTCTGTAGCAAAAACGCATGTATCAAAGGATACATATGAGTTTGCCAAAA